GCTGATAGGGTGGTGGCGTTGTGGGCGGGATTTAATTTGCGGTAAGCCACCTGAGCGTGACACCGCAACCCCCCATAAAATATGTAAAGTAGATAGCCCGTCGTAATGATGATGGGTTTGTTTTTCGGGAAAAGTATCTAGCTCATCGAGTAGTTGCGTTTGGCTAGAATGCAGTAGAATTTTTGCCGAATAACCCGTAATGACAGGCTCTAGTGATTCAATTCTAATTTCTAGTGGTACAGATGCGGTGACACCAACTAAAGGTAAATAGACATTTTCTTGCAGGGCTTGCGCCAGCAATTCAGTACGCATAAATTCGTAAGCGTTATTATTTTCAAAGCCGATTGCTTGGCAATTGAACTCTTTTTGATAGGCTATTAAATCGCTTTTTAACTTGCTTGGAACACGTCGTTTAATGTCAGCAAGATAGACGTATAAATTTAAAGTTTCTAAATCTAAGCCGCCGACTAAAATTGCACTGGGGTCAGAACTTTGATTTTTGCCCATTGATGGGTCGCAGGCAGCAAAATTGATGAGGCGCGAAGGTTTGCGTACCCAAAACTGAATATCAGTAAAAACCTTGTCTTCATCGGTGCGTGGGTCGCCTTGCATTTCGGTGTTAAAAGCTTTTCTGCTTTTAGCTCGCGCTCTCATTAAGTTGTAAAGTGAGCGCACTGTTGCCCACGATGTCACCGCGCCCTTATCCATTAAGCCTTTATTGTCTTGATAGAACTTAAACGATGGTAGTTGATTTTCAGTGACCACATCACCATTAGCCGCTGCTCGTTCTTCAAAAGGTTTATCGGCATTACGCATTAATTCCTCGCACTGCTCCCACAAATCCATATTAGCAGGCAAGGTTTCAATAGCTTTGAAGTGGTGGACTAAATGCCCAACGGTGCGTTTGGCGCGTGAAATAGGGTCGTCTTTATTTAAAACTGTACCCACACCTAGATATTTAACTGAGCCGTCAGGCGGCCCTAAATAATCAATAGATTTTTCTAGCCAATTCCAGCGGTTTTCGCGCTCAGTAGGGCTTTTTGCCTCCGAGTCGGTGATTAAGTCATCACCAAGCAATAGTTTTGGGCGTGACGCGCCATGAAACGTACCGCGCACCGCTTGCTCTGCACCAAACGGCTCAATTCGGACATTGGTTTTTGTGATAATGGCATCGGTTGTCCATTTACCGCCCCTGCCGCAAACTTCGGGAAAATCAAGCGCGAGTGATTCGTTAAACTCAAGTTCGGTTTTAACAACTTCTAATAGTTTTTTAGGTAAGCGCGATTCTGCACCCAGTAGCAAGATATAGTCGATAAAAGGCGGCAGCTCGCCTTGCCAGTTAAGCTCTTGGCGAATGTCTTTGTATTGCAGCAAGCCTTGTACGGTGCAATAGACAGGAACTATTTTGGTAAGTAATGACGACTTCGCCTCGCCACGCGGCGCAATCCACCATTCACGCACACCGTTTGGTAAGCGCAGTAATTTAGGCAGGCGTTCGCAAAAATCGCTTTGAAAAAATGATGGTTCACCGCGAATATGATGCGGGAAATAGGTGTATGCAAAAAACTTAAAATCCGCATCAACTAACACGCGCTTGCGCCGCGCTTTGATTGCCTCAGAGCTTGCGTCTAAACCGATTGAATTGACTTCAATATCGCGGCGTAATTGCCCTGCTAAGTCGGCTAATTCTTTAAGAAACTCGCGCTCTGAAAAATTCACTAGCCAAACTCCTTACAAATTTCTTGTCCGAATTGCTGGAGCATTTCAACAAACACAGGTAGTTGGTCTGGGTATTTTTCTTTGATAAAGTCTGCTAGCAGATTAATTACCTGCATAGCAATGGCTAGCTTAGATATGGTTGGGCTGGTTTTTGCGACTGAATTGGTTATTTTTGAATAAGAGTCTGCTAATTTTGCTAGCGCATTGGTTTTTTGCATTGCATCATAATCACCATCTTTGACAGCTTCAATTGTTGCTTTAAACTGCAACATAAAGTCTTCTAAAACAACTGCATTAACGCTTTCTATCCCGCCTTTCGATAAAGAATGCGCTGCGCGAGCCTTATCCCAGTCATCACCCTCACTGCAAGCTATGCGCTTCCATGCTTGCGCCGCGCTTTTGCTTACGCCATGTTTAGTCGCCGCATCTTCTATAGAAAGCCGCTCATAAATATAGCTTGCGCGTACTTGCGCTTTAGTTTCGGGCGAATGTGCCATTATAGAAAACGGTTTTTTAACGATTCGGATAAAAGCGTGATGCCAACCGCCACAATGCTTGATGTCACGCCGCTACTGACTACGCCATTGATTTCAACTTTGCGAAGCCTCTCGTCAATTTTAGTTATTTGCTCGGCATGAGTTGCTGCATAAGCAGCTTGATTGCTGAGAACTTGAGAGAGCATTCCTTTGATTTCGCCCACATCTCGATAAAGTGCTTCGTCTGCCATGATTGCCGCGCCGTCTGTTATTGATGGGCATACAATGACAAAATGACAGGCAAAAAAAAAGCGTGAAATGCTTCACGCTTTTTTGAATTACTATAGTTTAGCTTAGTGTTAGATGATGTAATTGCCGTCATCGCGCGGGTATAAAATTTTTGCGTCTGGGTATTTTTTACATACGCTATCAAATTCTATTAATTGATGCTTTTCAGGTAATCGTGGGTCTTTAGTATATACAAAACACTCCATAGGATTTAATTTGTATAAATACATTAACCTAGTAGCTGGTATATAATTTTCTCTTGTTGGTGAGCTGCCAATGTATCCACCGACAAGTATAAACTTAATGACTTTCATGGCTTTAAAACAGTTATTTTTTCAGTACCTTCATACAAAGATTCGCCAGTTGACTCCATTAAATCCATTTCTCTTTGCGCCAAGCATGTATAAACAATGCTTTCAATGTCTGAAAATGGTAAGGCTATTGTTTGTCCATTATGCTGAATTTCTATGTTACCGCTAAAATCGGAATTATGGATAAAAACAGTTTTGTTTATTTTAGTTGTGTGGCTCATTAGTAACCTCGTTTAATTTTAGTCTAGCAGTCGTCATCAAATAAATCCACTTGCCTTGTATCCGTTCCCCAAATATTAAAAATATGCCGCCGCGATAAATTATGCTCAGCGGCTAGGGTAGGTGCGGTGTGGGTCTTGCGTTTTGCACGAATATCGCGATTACGCAGTTGTTTGGCAACCTTATCGTATTTCGGTAATTCAATGCGGTCTCCTCTGAAATCACGGATTAAAGCAATTTGCGCTTCAGTGCTGATTGTTTTAGATAATTGATTATGCTCACGATACTTTTCTGGAATCAGCAAGGTGCGTCCGCCATGCGCTCTGAGTAATTTAAGCGCGTCTACCAAGCCTATGCAATCAATCAATATCCGCGTCATCGGTGATAAAAGCGTAGTATCAATTAAGTTTTTATTAGATTCAGTAGGCACGACTTTTCCTTTTTAGAGCTTATTTTCTTTTTGCCAATCATCACGGCATTGAGCATCGCACCAGCGGTGCAATGGCGGCACAGGCTTATCACATTGCCAGCAAAAACCATTACTAACCCTGTTCGTGGGTACATTTTTCCTGTGGGTTAATTGCGTCTCTAGCATAAAACCAGCAAGGTCGCAGGCTAGGTCAATACTATCTGACATTGTTACACCTCCAGTTTTACGTTATTGCGCTTAGCAACATCTTTTAAAGTTTCAATGCAAGTATTGAGCTGCTTGCTAGTTGCCCACTGCAATTTATCAAGCCCTGAGTGACGCTTGCAAAATAACTCCATTGAGCGGCGTGAGTTATCAACAACACTGGCATTAGCTAAAATGTTCCAAAGCACGGTAATTTTGGCAATGCGCGGTGTACGCCAATCACTAACTGCGGCTTTATATTTTTTAGGCGATGTGGTGTTAAAGCCATGTGAGCGCATCACGTCAACAGCGGCTTGCAGTTGCGTTTGTGATAGCGTGGTTGCTGAATAACGCCCTTTATCGTTAAGAGTCGCGCCTTGTATCGGCAGCCAAATGCCGTAATAAAACTCATCGTCCCAGCCTAGTTTAGCTTTGCCAATGGCTAGTAGTTGATACAGGCGATTGCGCTGCTCATCTTGTCGGGTGTGGTGTTTGCGGTTCATAAAGATGCCTCCATAACTTTTAAAAAACCAACAACGAGTTGCTGGGTTTTATTTTTGGCACTTTCTTTATCTAAAAGATATTCGGGTTTGTTTTCAGCAAACCATGTAATCACTTCATTTCTAGGATAAAGAATAGGAAAACCCGCATCATTAAAATGTGTGGCTTGTGGAAAGCCATGCCAGGTCGAGCAAAAAAATAAAGTGTTGCGCTTGCCCAGCATTAAGCCAATTTCAGTTCGACTAATTAATAAGTCATGATTAATCGACATATCAATGCACATTGTTTTTGATAGCTCAGGATTACGCTGATAAAACCAGCTTAAAACCTCTGCTCTATCGTAAGTAGTGCTACGATTTTTTTTATATAAAGGCTTGGGGAAGTCGGCATTTTTGGCTAGAAAGTAAGCTACACTTTTAACTTTGGCTATCTGCTTGATTTCTCTATGACCGATAAATCCTTGTTCTTTTAGCGATAATCTACCCATGATTGTCTCCAAAAATAGCGTTAACTTCTTTTAGCCAATCCGCGCCGTGTTTTACAGTTTTAATACCGCGACCCGCTAAAGTATCGGTGTGGGTTTTTTCAACTAGCCCAGCATCGACTTCAATAGCTCGCTTTAAAGCATTGCGATAAGTGTTGCGTAGTAAATTTTTTAAAGCCCGCGCAGAGCCTTCACAATAGATGCAAAAAGCCTTTAAAGCGTCTTCAGAAATAGAGTTGCTGGTATATTTTTTAATCATAGCAATAGCATCAGATGCTTTGATGTTATTGACAGGTTGTACCCAATAACCAATACGACTGCTGATTTGTCCGTATTTGCCGTCTGGGTCGTTGACCATCGGTAGTAACTCAGGCGTACCGATTAAAACGATGCCCACGCCTGCATTATCAGAAAGCCTACGCAACGCGCCTAAACTGCGGCGGTTTAACTTGTCCGCCTCATCAATAATAAAAAGCCTGTCAGTGCCTTTAATAGCGCGAATTAACGCGGCGGTTTGTGCGGACACTGAGCCTTTAGAGATAGGCAGTCCAACCGCAATAATTAATTCGTTAATCAAAGTGGAATGGTCGATGCCGTCAAAAGCTTCAATTAAAATTGCACTGGGCGTTTTATTTAAGTAGTTACGACAAGCGGTAGTTTTGCCAATGCCTACTCTGCCTATGAACAAACCAAAGTCTCTGTCTGCATGAGTGCGCGAACAGATTTTTTCAATAATGTTGGCAATTGAAGTTTGTGTGAAGGGAATATCGGATAAGTTGCTTGCGCGAACTTCTTGTCTGCCAATGGCATCAAGCATTTTGTCTAAAAACTTGGTCGGGCTACTGCCATATTTGCCATTTAAAATACTTGAGCGCGTACCGTCTTTAATGCCTGTAGTAGTGCTTAGTTTTGTTGCCGCGCCTTTTTCATTGTCTGCAATCCAGCGGTTGATTAAATCGACTTTTTTAATGTCGGCTTCAGTGTATGATTCGTGATACTGGTGTTGTGATTCAATACTCATGTGCTATACTCTCTGTGGTTGAAATATAAAGTCCCGTGCCAGCGGGATTTAAATTAGAAGCTGTCGAGACTATCAAAGTCATATTCGGCAGCTTTTTTTTGCCCTAAAAACAGCGCGTCTTCGGGGTTAAAATCAAAATCATTGCTGACTTTGTTAAACTCAGTAATATCAAACAGGGTTTGATTACTCTCTTCTAAGGAAATAACGGGCTTGCCACGCAAACGGACTTCATTGGCTTTTGCGTCTAAACGTTTTATCTGTCCTGCGGTGCGTTTTTGCTCCATTTCCACAATGCGTGAATCAGGTAGCCGCGCCACTTTATTGACTAAATACGCAATGCAAATCAAACGCTCTTCACTATCTAATACACGAATTTCAGCGTCATTGTGTAGGCTGTATTCCACCAATACTTCTTGATTGTTGTATTGCGCTAAGGCAGCGTCTTGGTAGTAGCGATTGTCTAAGCGAATGCGCCACTTTTTAACGGTGCGAATGCGGCGCGGCATGATGAGTGCGTCAGCGGTGATATGCACAGGCACTTGTTGCAAGCCCGCCTGCCACACTTCGCGGGGTGACTTACCGCCTAATACGGCTTTAGGCTCGTTGTTATAGTCTTCAATGTATTGGCGCACAGAGGCGACATAGTCGATATAACTGGGTAAAGTGCGCTTGCCGCTTTTAACATGGTCAACAAGGCGGCGGTTAATTTCCGGGGCCATGTCATCACCGCAATAAGTTAAAAATTTCTTGTCGTGGCGATTGCGAAAAATTCCATTAAAGCCTTCTACTAAACCCTTGCCTTTTGAGTTGCCTGCTATGTTGTATGAGGGTGTGATTGATAAGCGTGAAAAGTAACCTTCAGTTTCAGCAGTCATCATTCGAGCTTTAAAACCTGAGCCGTTGTCCAAAAACAGCATGGCAGGCACATGGTCTTGTGAAGTAATAGCGTAGCTAAGGGCAAATAAGGTGCTTATTGCGCTTTCGTCGTCACTTAAATACCAACCCGCTACATAACGACTTCTTACGTCAATCCAAATAGTTAATTCAGGGCGATAAAGATTGCCTGTAACGGGGTGCGCGACATAAGCATCAACGGTGTGACCGTCACCTTCGTAGGCAAAACCTACGGGTAATACATCGTTATCACGAATCGTGTAGGGGCTTAAATTGTGTTTATAGAATTGTTGTCCCATACGAGCAGGGGATTGCTTACCCAGTGTTTGCGGTAAGTTTTTTAAATACGCCGTCACTCTGTCTTTGGTGGCTGATTTAAAGCCAAAATCGGTGCGTAACCAATACGCCACATCCGCATAAGCGGGTTTGCTGGGCGAGTTAAACAGCTCAATGGCTTTGCTTTCCCAACCTTGCATCACGCGGGGTCTGCCTTTGTATTGCTTGGTTAAGGCTTGTCTATTCCCACTTTGATATTTTTCAAAATCAGTCAGCCAGCGATACAGGGTTGCCCTAGTGGGGCATTCATTAGCTTTTTTACCGCGCACGGTTTTTAAAGCAGTCAAGACATTGGTCGCTAGAGTTTTTTGCTCAAATGCCGCTTGAAATTCAGCGATTTTTTGATTGTTTGAATCAGCGGGCATAGTCAATATCGCGTCACAAATGATGCTAAAAGCATTAGTTTGAGCGCGTTGTTTGCTAGTAAGCGGGTCTTTAACTACGCGCTTAATCGCCTGCTCAGGGTGTGTGACTGCAATTTTAACGGCGGCTCTTAAGGCTAAGCTGCTCATTACTTATCTCCTTTTTTCTTTCTATCTTTTTTGGGTTTGTCGGTATAACGCGCTAACCATTGTTCGGTTTGTTGCTTTTGATAAGCGGCGGTTTGCGTGGCTCGCCAGCGCTCGTCTTCGGTCATCAATTCAGGGTTAGGCGGGTTAAGTGGTATTTCAGGGTTGATATTGAATCTATCCACCACATCACCTGCTATCAATTGCGCTCCGCCGTGCATTACGCTAAGCAGGTGATACAGCGGGTGAATGACTGCGGTGATAGCATCGCCTTCGACTTCGCCACTAAAGTTTTTGGTCACATCAAACAGTTTTTGAGCGCGGGTGATAATGCCTTGCGCTAATTCAATATCACTGAGTATCTGCTCACGCATCACTCCAAAAATCCGCCGTTCTTCGGGCAGGGCTTTGAGGCGTTGCGCTTCGGCAAAGTGAGCTGAGGCGTTTCGCGCTTCAGTATCTAACTTGTTTTGAAGGCTTTTTAACTGCGTTTTTAAGGCGTTATTCTCGGCGCGGTTTTCTTTAAGCGTGGCTTTGAGTTCGCGCACACTCATGTCTTGAATAGTCTCTAAAGTAATGCCTTGCACCTCTTCGCCTTGTGCTAACTGCGCCAAGTCCTGTTCTTGCAGGTGCTTGAGTTCAATTAACTTAGTCACGCCCACGCTTTGCAGTTGTGAGACAAGTTGCTCAGGGGCCCTGCAATACAACTTATAGATGCCCATCGTGTTGTAGATGGTTTGTCTTCCTATTCCCCGCTGCTCAGCTTGATGTTCAATAAAAGCTCGTGCCGATTTAAAATCCGCCAATCGATTGGCGGATTTTTCACCGTCATGATTTTCTATTTTTTCAATAACTTGTGAAAAATGCGCCCCCGAATACATCGCTGCTAACACTGATACCCGCAAGCCTTTAAAGCCCTCTTCGGTGTGTTGCTCAGGTGTCATAGTGCTAAATGCCACAGGGTCGTAGCTCATGCCTTCGGCTTGCAGCAAGCTAGCAACATGCGCGGGCAATGGCTGCGCGTTACTGAACACGATAGGGGCTTGGCTGTCTATGGGAATCACCTTAGCGGCTTTAGTTGTCATACACCGCTCTCCACGCGCTGCTTAAGTCGCTTACATTGATTGCAATGGCTTTTTTTGCGCCTTGTTTGGTTATAACAATCGCGTCCTCATCGCCTTCGTTAATCATCAAAGAAATAACGTAAATTGCGCTGACATTACCTAGCTGCTCTTCAATAGTTAATCGTGGTGATAACAAAGAACTACTAGATAGCTCGTCTAAATCAATAGGGGTTGCTGGAATCATAGTGGCTCACCTATTGATGCTAGTGTGGCGATGCTGTCGTCTAGCAGCTGTTGATATTCAGTACCAACAGTGGTTAATGCCGCGTTAATGCGGTCATTTAATGCGCTGATTTGCGCTTTAACTTGTTCATGACTAGCGGCATTGCTGTCATCGCTGGCTTGCAAAAACAATTGATACGCTATATCGCTAAGGCTAACGCGCTTGTGACTAGTGACTAAAAGCTCGTCTAAGTCTTGGCGTAATTGCTCAATGCTAGGCTGTGTTATTGCTGAC